GCAGGTAGCACAGGCGCAATTACCCCCACAATCGGCAGGTATTTCGGGAATTGGAACACTACTAAACTTTGTAGCAGCTTCCATAATTGAAAATCCTGGTGGTACTTCAACTCTTATCTTTGAACCGTCTCTTACAAAATATATTTCTATCATTCATCACTTATCTATTTTAGGTAATTCTGTTTCAGTAATCAATTCTGGTTTTCTTGGTTGTATAATTCCTGTACCTAAATGATAATTGTATGAGTTTTTTATATCTGTTTTTGGTGATACCTCTGCTATAATATGTTCTCTTTTAATTTTAATAACATCTTCTGTAGCATAAGGTAAATAGGGAGTTAACATTAATTGTACAGGTTTTCCTGGTGCTGATTGTGTTGGTATAATCACAAACGCTTTTTTAATTTCTGTTATCTCTCCTGATTGATTTTGTATTTGGCCTATTACATCTTCGCCAGTAGATAATCTTAATATTTTTATTTCCATAATCTCCTCATTATATCATTACTTTAATCTAATGTCAATCCTCGTCCTTCAAACTATACTTTGTTGTTATTATATACTTACGGTTAGGATTAACCATTACATTAAATCTATTCATTGTTTCTCTATCAAATAATATTTTAGATTTTTCTTCTCTATCATCTAAAGTAAATTCAACATCTTTATATAATCCACCTGCAAATTCTACATCAAGTTCGATTACATATCTATCTTCTTTATAATCTCTTAAACCACCTACATTAATTGTTTCTTTTCTTATTATATCGTTTGTAATTGATTTGCCTTCTAGTGTCCAAGTAATTTTCTTACCACTAACTTTCATTTTCTCAGCGTGTATAACGGAGTTACCTGAATTACCTGTATCAAATTTTCCAACAATTCGTCCAAATGGGTGTATATGTACCACTTCTTTATACCCACACTCAGCAGGTACTCTTTTCCAATTTTCTCTATCTTCAAAGTGTTGTACTATTTCTTTACTTAAATTTCTTCCTGTTGCCTCTTCAATACCTTGCGTACCAGCAGAAGAGTTAACTTCAATAATATATGGTGGTTCTTTTTCTCTATTCTTAGCAGGTATAAAATCTACTGCAACAAATAATCCATCTACTGCTTTTGCAGCCTTTAAACTTTCTTCAACTTCCACTTCCGTTAATTCTAATTTTGAAACTCCTGCACCTTGAGATACATTACTTCTAAAATCTCCTGGTATAACTTCTCTTTTCATTGAAGCTAATACTTGACCATTTAATACCAAAACTCTAGCGTCCCAATCCGTTTTAACATATTGTTGTAATAAAATATCAGAGTCTTCATCTTGTTTATTAAGTAATTGTACAATCGAATCTAATGCTCTTTCTGATTCAATAAACAATACACCAACACCTTTTGAACCTCTTAATGTTTTTAAAATAACAGGAAACTTTTCCTCTAATTGTTCAAATGCTTCCATTGAATTTTCTGGATCGGTAACCAATACTGATTTAGGTTGTTTAATACCATAATCAGATAATCTTAAAGAAGTTCTATATTTGTCAGCACATATACTTATAGCCTGTCTGCTATTAACAACACAAACCATATGCTTTTCTAATCTTGAAACCAAGTCCATCCAACTATCTCTACGAACAACTGAACCTCGTACAATTGCTACCGTATCTTTAGATGAAACTCTAAAACCTTTTTTATCTTCTTTGTTATGGAAATATAACTCTTCATCTTCTTCTTTGGTTACATAACCACCAGTATTTCTAAAGATGTATGCTTTATGTCCTAACTTAAGCGCCTCTTTCATAAGGTTTTTTGCCGTATGAAAATTTAAATCATCTTCAGGTTCATCTGAAATAATGATTAATCTAAAAGGTTTTCTTACTTTAGCTTCTGTTATGTATTCTTTGAATTTTGGTACTTGCATTACTCATCTTCTTTTTTAACTTCCTCGGTGACATTTTTCTTACCGATATTATATTTAGTTGCTAATGTCCACTCTTTTTTTTCTTTAAATGGTAAAACTTTAATTTGACTTAACGGTGCTTTATTCTCCGCCTTTGTCTTATCATTAATTTCAATCAAACTCCAGTCCTGTAATAGAACAGCAATGGTATTTCTACGCTGTATATCGTTTTCTGTTAGTGTTGATTTTTTACCGTCTAAAGCAAATAGTTCTTTGAAATGCGTAATGTAATATTTACCTTGCTTGTGTAATATATGGCAAGATTGAAATAACGTTTTGTCTTTTCTGGAAGCGACACCGATTCGTGTCAAGGTTTCTCTAACTTTTAAAAAATCGTCAGGTTGTTTTATTGATACTTCCAGCATATCACTAACCGACCACTTTATAATCTCTTCATTCATTTTCTTTTTCTCCCACCTTTTTCAAGGTTCAATTTAATATTTTCAAGTTGGTCATTTGTTAGTATGCTTAAAGCCTCTTTTGCTTTTGAATTACTATAATCCTAATACTCTTTTACTAATTCAAGGTCTTTGACTTTCTTTTGTGTAAGCCATCTACCACCAAATCGCCTTCTCTCTCTTATACTATTTATAAAATAGTCAAATTGCATTTTCTTTGGGAGAAAATGGTAACCGTTCATTTCATTGGAATGCATTATGGTATCATAAAAAGAAGATAGACACCTGTTAATAATAAATGATGGATATTTCTTTTCCCAAGTAAGGTCATCTGAATCCATTAACCGTTTCTTGGTTATATTAATTGCATTTAAATAATCTTTTAGTTCGTACATATCTTCTTAATAAAAATTAACTTCTTATTCTCACCTGTTGGTTTAACATACAAAGATTTCAACTCTTCTTTACTATGCCATTTCATAGATACTGCTTTATGTTTAGGTAGACCTGCAGTTTCGCCAATCATTTTCCAATTATCTGCCTTATAGACAGCACCATTATTACCACCTGCAACAAAGGTAATTAGGTATTTTAATTCATTCCCATACTTTTCCCGCCAATATGGAATCGCTTGTCTCCTTAATTCTTTTAATACTCTGGTTCCAACATTTTTAATCTTTTTCCTCATACAGAACCTCCAATTATTCGCAAAACTATTGAAGTTTTCCTTATATGTTTTGATATCCATACCAACATATTTAAGAATATCCTTTGGTGGTGGATAGACGGAGGAACCAATTCCTATCATACCAACTGGTTTATCTTGATAAAACACAACCCAATCCACTCTCCGACCAACGGAGGCTGTTGTTGGTACGTAACTATGATACTTTGATATAGTCTCTTTAATGTACTCTTTGGATTGATTGTCATTTGCTATTCTTAGCTCGATTGTTTCCATTCTTTATTATGTCCACTTACTCCAAAATGCATTGTATTAAAACTAATTACATACCTTTCATCTGTAGTATTTGTTTTTGTGCCGTGTTCTAACCAACTTGGAAATAGATATAAATGTCCTTCTTTTGCTGGTAGTATTGCTTCCATAGCATTGTATCCTGTAACCTCACTATAGAGTTCACACATCTTATAAGGTTGCAAAGGATTTTTAAAAGTTAAACCTACTGAACCTTCAGGACATTTTGGATAATAAGCACCACTAATAAGACTTGCTTGGTGTCTATGCATTTTTAAACTTGTATCTTTTTCCATAATACTAAACCAACTATTAATCATTTCAAATTCTCTTAACCCTAATAACTTTCCGTATTCTTTTAAACGCTGTTCAAATTCTCTCCTCAATTCGGCGAATTCTGGTTTATCTAATATACTATCATATGGATTATATGTACTCTTACCACCACCTTCTAATAAAGGGTGATCTTTCATTGATGGTTTATATGCTTCTAATTTCTCCGTAATATGGTCATTAGGTGAGCATAAAATCCTAAATTCCATTACTGCTAATGGAAATATATTATGTATTTCTATTGTCATTAATTAAATGCTCCAAAAAAATTAGGATTATTAAAAGTCATATACACTACAAATATTATATACATTAATAAAAATACATACAACATTAACATATATTTCATTTGAATTTACAATTTGCCATTATTTCAGTTAGACAAGCAACCATATTAATTTCTTGGTCTGCAACAAAAGCTGCCTTGTATTGGTAACCTGCAATAATTAAAACTGCCTGTGGTATTGATTTTGGTTCCAGATACTTATAAAGAAC